GGAGGAAAGTGGACATACACGGGAACGGGCGGAGCATCAGGAACAAAGATTGTTACTGGTACGCAATTCCCAGTCGTTCCCGGCCAACAATATACATTTTCAGGCTACATTGACGGTTCGCACATAACTGTAGGAACGGCGGTTTGGATAATTAGCGATCCAACGCAAGGTGTAGCGTATGCTACCGCCAGTCAAACGGTTGGCGTGAATGGCCGCGTATCCACAACGTTCATTGTTCCTTTCGGAGTTACCAGCGTCATTGCATACCTGAATACAAACAATTGCACTGTGACGAATGCGACCACGCTGGTATGGTCTGACCCGCAGTTGGAACCCGGAGCATCCGCCAGTGCTTACGTTGCTTCTGGGCAGGTTGCTGCTGTCTCTGTTGCGGGAGTGGCCAAAACTCAGAACGTGGATTACACCGTAACGAATGGCATTGTGAGTTTTGTGAGTCCTCCAGCGGCGGGTGCAGCGGTTACCGCATCATTCACGAATCTCTACCGCGTCCGTTTTGATGTCGGCACATCGCGCAGCGGCAAAGAAGGAATCGAGTTGAGCAACTTCCTTTATAACGTCTATGAGTGCAAAGAAATTCAATTGATTAGCGTGAGGAAATAGCTCTTGACAGCATCGAGCAATGAGAGAGCAGAGATTTTTAGAAATAAGCGGTCAATGTATTTTTCTAGTTTGTTGGTTGCCATAATGAACATTTTACCATGAAGACGCCAACCAATATTGGCGGGAACAATCTGACGACTTGGTTGCAGTCGGCCACAGAAATAAAAATGGCTGACCTGTATACGATCACGCTGGTAAGTGGCACCGTCCTGCGTTATACAACTTGGGACACGACGCTGATTGTTTCAGGCAATACGTTCCTGACGGGCCCGCCAAGCATTCAGCGGAGTGCCATTGAAGAAAAAATCGGCATGGATGTTGCCACAATCGAAGTAACGATACAGGCCAGCGCAACAGATTTATTGAGCGGCGTGCCACTTCTCCAGACCATCGGCATGGGCCTTTGGGATGGTGCGGCATTCAAGATTGAAAGACTGTTCATGGATGAGAACGGCGTGAAGATTGGCACGGTCATAAGGTTCGCGGGATTCATCGGCCCCGTGGAAGAGTTGACGCGAAGCTCCGCAAAGATCACGGCCAACTCAGGCACGGAACTTCTGTCTATGCAGCTTCCGGCAATCGTCTTACAGCCGGGATGCACAAATACCCTCTTTGACGCGAGATGTACTCTAGTGAAAAGCAGTTTTGCCGAAGCGAATACTGTGCAAGCGGCCTCGACCATTAACAAAATCATTTCCGTTTCGGCAAAAGCGGACGGCTACTATGACAATGGGCAAATAACTTTCACCTCAGGACCGAACAGCGGAACCACAAAGGCCGTAAAGAAATACGCTTCACAGGTTTTTACGTTCAATTCTCCGCTGCCGTTTGCGCCAGTGACAGGCAACACATTTAACGCTTATCCAGGTTGCGACAAATTGCAGGCTACGTGTTCAGGGAAGTTTTCAAACCTCACGCACTTCGAGGGCTTCCCCTATGTGCCCATCCCAGAAACTGCGATCTAGGATGACACTGGGGCAGAGGGCGCGAGTTGTCAAGGAAGCTAAGACATGGATTGGCACGCCATACCACCATCGCGCTTCAGTGAGAGGGCAAGGCGCGGACTGCGCGATGTTTCCATTGATGGTCTATCGGGAATGCGGAATCCTGCCAACATACTTTGAACCGCCGGAATATTCAATGCAATGGCATCTTCACCATTCTGAAGAAATTTATCTTCAGACCATTGCGCCATTCGTGAGAGAGAAAACTGATGATCCTTTGCCCGGTGATTTTGTGGTGTTCAAATTCGGCAGAGCTTTTTCGCACGGCGGGATTGTTATTGCATGGCCCATCATCATCCACTCTTACATTCCCCATGGGGTACTACTCGGGGACGCCATGAGAGATGGCGAATTGATTGGACGGCCAAGGAAATTTTTTGAGGTACGCCAATGAAAAAACCCGAAGCGGGAGATTCAGTCCAGATCGTAATTCCGGGGCGCACGTTTCAATCAGAAGTAGTGCGCCTATCAGACCAAGAACATTTGCACGGCGAAGAGCCTGCCATCGTCGTAAAAGTTGATGGCGTGGAAAACACCTTCGCTCACAAATCAGTTAACAGCACGGTTTTCTGGCAATGGCCAGAGGAAACGCAAGAGGATACCCATGACGACAAAGCATGATAAGCAGGAAGAAAGAGACAGGCTGGACGCGAAAGAAGAAAGGGCGCAAGCGAAACAGGATGCCAAGGAAGAGAAAGCGGCAACAGATCAGGCAGCCGCCGAAGAAGCAATCAAGCATCCCGATCCCAAACGCCACCCGAAGCATGGAGATGTTGTCGTTGTCAGCCTAGGGCCGGGAGTCCACCAGAATCACACGCTGAAAGTGGAGAAAGCGCGCGATGACATTAAGAGTCCAGATGGCCAGATTTCAGTTGAAGTCAAACTGGATTATGACAATCTGACCGTGATGCACAAGTCGCACAATGGCGCGTTTCCTTATTGGGAGTGGCCTGAATAAATGATGATGGGCGGAAAAGGCGGAGGGAAGACAGGGCTTGCATCAAAGCCTAATCTTCTCTCTGCGCTCCGAATCCAAACGTCAAGCTATGGTCAAGTAATGCCATTGGTCTATGGCTTAAACCGCATTGCGGGACGCTTAATCTGGGCTGGGGATTTCACGGCGATTCCGCACACGTCCACAACTAAAGTCGGCGGCAAAGGGCTGGGTTCTGGCGGCGGAAACACGATCAGCAACACGACGTACACCTACCAGACCGCTATTGCTATGGGGCTTTGCGCGGGGCCAATTCTCAACATCATCAATGTTTGGGATACGAAAGGCCGTCTCACGCTGGTCAGGGAAACGGCATCTTTCACAATTCCAGGTGGCGGCGGATCATTTACCCCTCCGGGTGATGGCAGGATATTTCATTCACCGGGCGGCGTTGCGCGGGCGGATTCTTTCAGCTTTGTGCAGAACGATTACGGCTCTGATGGTTCCGTAACGTTCTCAGGCACACAGCAGACGCCAATGACGCAGGTTGTTAGTTCTCCGGGTATTGGGCAGTTCACAGTAAACAGCACAACTGGAGTCCATACATTTTCTGCTGCCGATGGTGGGAAGTCCGTTCAGATCACGTATGTTTATTCGTTCCCTGATTCCAACTCGAACGGCCAACCGCAACAGCAATTAAGCCTGACACTTTTTACGGGCACTCGACCGCAGACAGCTTGGAGCTATTTGACTTCAGCGCATCCGGGACAAGACTTAGGCTATCAAGGATTAGCTTACGTTGCGGCATCCGCAATGGACCTAGGCGAATCGGGGACTCTTCCGAATCTTAGTTTTGAAGTGCTCGGCATGTTGTCTTATGGCGGCGGGATTGCCGATGCGGAACCATCCGCAATAATCAGTGATTTGATTACCAGCCCGTTCTATGGTCTTTCGGCTTCCGTGCCGCTGGGGAGCCTGACGCAATACAAGAATTTCTGTGTTGCGAACGGATTGTTTATTTCTCCCGTGCTCGATGCCCAAAAAGCCGCAAGCGCATGGATTCAGGAAATACTCGACATTACAAATGCTGCTGCGGTCTGGAGTGAAGGCGTTCTAAAAATCATTCCATACGGTGACACAACGGCTGTAGCGAACGGCGCAACGTTCATTCCAACCACAGCACCGATTTACGACCTGACGACCGTTGACCTTTTGGCGGAAGTAAAAGTTAAACGTCCATCCATTGCTGACGTAATGAATGCGGTTTCGGTTGAGTGGGCAAATCGAACGAACGACTACAACCCTGACGTGGCCGAAGATAAAGACGACGCCATGATTGCGCAGTATGGATTGAGGAAAGCCTCTCCGCTTCAGGCGCATTCGATCACGTCAACCACGGTCGCAAAGTTTGTTGCCAATATGCTTCGTAAAAGGTCTGTTGAGATTCGCTGCACTTACACGTTCTCTGTGGGCTGGCAGTTCAATTTACTTGAGTGCATGGACTTAGTTACGCTGACCATTCCTGAAATAGGCTACAACAAAAAGCCGGTCAGAATCACGGCCATGCGCGAGGATGAATCTGGCAACATTGAAATTGATGCGGAAGATTTCCCATGGGGCACGGCTACTCCAACGCTGTATCCGCATCAGGGGCCAAACGTCAACCCCTTGGCAGCGAATAATGACCCCGGCGACATCGCAACTCCTATAATCTTTGAAGCTCCCGACCGCCTCTCAGTTTCTGGCGAGTATGAGTTGTGGATGGGAGTGTGCGGCGGAAGTTTCACGGTAAATGCAGCAACAAACGCTACGCCAATTAAGATTACGACCACGGCAGCGCACGGCTTCAGATCAGGAATGATTAAAAAGGTCGTGAACGTCGGCGGCAATACTGCGGCAAATGGGACATGGAAAGTCACGGTTGTTGACGCTACCAATTTCACGCTTGACGGTTCAGTAGGCAACGGAGCTTTCACTTCAGGCGGAATAGTTCTCAATACCGATTGGGGCGGCTGTCGAGTTTGGATGTCAGCAGATGGAACCAATTATAAAGA